AATCTTGTAATATTCTTCTAACGCTGTAAGATTATCCATTTGACTATAGTCTTGGTTTAATCTTGCATAGTCATTGATGTCTCCACCAGTTTCGTCCATGAAGTCCACTAGCTTTTGAATTCCTTCAGGTAGTGGTTTACCAGTTTCTTCTGCTTCAGCAATTGCTTCTTCAACAGCTTCCACTACTTCTTCAACCTCTTCTTCAGTTATCTCTTCGACAGTTGGGGTTTCTTCATTAACCACTGTTTCTACTGGAGCTTCTTCAACAACCTCTTCTACAGTAGTTTCTTCAACCTCTGCTTTTGGTTCTTCAACAATCTCTTGTTCTGCTACCGGTTGTTTAGTTAAGTCTACCTTGATAATTTCATTATTTCCAGCAGATTCAAACTTGCTTTCATCAACCTCTTGGGTTGACTCTTCTTGTTGAACTTCTTCAACATTATCTAATTCTTGTTCCATAATATAAAATATAAAAAATTAAGTGTGTGATTACTTAGGTTAAAATCCACCTAAATTAAATCCGCCACCAAGTATATCATTACCTGCTGACTCAAACTTTTTAGGTGGAGCACCTGTTTTTCTTTGGTCTATAAGTTCACTTTGTTGTGAAGCTTGTATTTTGGTTCTTTCGTCTTTACGATCTTCTTTTTCCTTTTCTTTACCTTTAATTCCATCAACCTCCATTTGCTTTAATTGCATGTTAAGTTGGAACTCATGGTTCATAAGATCCTTTTTTATTTCAGCTTCTCTTTCGGTAGCCTGCATTTTTAATTGAGCTTTTACTTGCTCAAGTTGAGATTGATTTTGAACTATAGCTTGACTTTTAGCAACCTCAGCCTGCGCAGCTACTTGCTGTGCTTGTGCGTTTGCTTGAGATTGAGCTTGAATATTTTGTTGTTGAATTTCTTGATCTCTATCTTGTTTCTTTTTTCTTCTGATTTTTAACAGTTGATTTGCTAAAGTAATATTTCTAATCTCTCTAAGATCTATAGCATCTTCTAGATCTATCAGTCCAGATTGTAGTGCCATTTGTATATTATTTTCTAATAATTGTTTTTCTTCTTCATCAGGAGTCAACTCAATAAATATTCCAAAATCGTATAAGTGTAAACTAGACATTTCATCTAAAGTTGCTACGTTATGTGCTCCAATAGCCTGTATAAAAGCATCTTTTGTGGGAGAATATTCTATAATATCTGAAATTCTTAATGAAAGACATTCAGCAACCTCTGCTGTTAAGAACAATCCAGATTGTAAAATGTGGCGCGTTGCCGTATTTGAATTAGCTGCTGCTAACTTTTGAACACCTACTAAAGCATTTTTATCAGGCATACTTCCGTCACGAGCTTCATTAAGCCCAGTAACATCGCGAATCATTTGTAGGTAGTAGTTATACGTAGCGATTAAACTTTGCATTTTTGCCCCACCAGATCCTGATTGTATTTCTTGAATAGGTACTCGACCAGCATTACCATCACCAAGCTCGTTCATTGATCTACCAATAACAGAACCTGTTTGGAAGAACATGTTTAAAGCTTCTTGCGGAGAATAATTCGTTCCGTTACCTAAGTCAATTTCAGCTAAACCATCAGCATCTAAATAAACTCCATCCGGAACCATTCTAGCCATTACTTGTTGCAGCTTAAGATGTGTTAGTTGAATCATATCTGCAAATCCAGTCACACGCCCAACTAACGATTCAATTTTACCATTGTACATTCTAGGTGCTACAATAGAGTAGTTCATTTTAACCTTAGTATAATCACTTTTAGGTCTCATCATGTTTGTGGCCATTTCCCATTTCAACAGTTTGTTGGTTCCAAGAATTAAAGCTCCATCATATAAACATTCAACTGATCTTTGTAATTTAGCAAAACCTCCTTCCAAGTTATCTGGAGGATTAAAACTGTCATCTTTTTCTATTAACTTACTTGCACCGCTAGCAGTTTCTTTCACTTTATAAACCTCATTCATATAGGTTTTGTAATTGAAATACAAAACTTGAACTTTATTGTTGTCGGTGTTTTTATTAAAATCGCCTCCGCGATAATTACCTCTATACAACCCACTTGTTTGTATAATTTCTTCTAAATCTTCTTGACTTAAATGCGGAAACTGTTTAATAAGTTCATTAACTGGAATTTCTTTAACTTCGCCAACGTAGTATATGTCATCAAAGTAGGGTGAGTCAGTATGAGAGTAAACAAGGTTAGCTGGATCAACATACTCGACCACAGCACCCTCTGAGGTGTTAAATGAAGTTTTTACAGCAGCTATTCCTAAAACAGTAAGATCGTAATTTAATCGTTTTTTTATTAACTCATATCTACTTCCTTCTAGCAATACGTTTATAGCCTGTTCTTCAGCTAGCTCCACAGCTTGCTTGTAACTCAACTGCATGTGTAATTTCAGTTCGTCCTCGTTATCAGGAATAAGCTCTTCATTGTTTTCGTATAAATTTATTCCAAAAGCTTGTTTAGAGTAGTCGTTTAACTCTTTCAACCTCATATCTTTTAAAATAGATTCCATATAGGCTGTTCGCTGCTCGGTTCCAAACGGATCTTGAGAGTATGCTTTTATACTAAATGTTCTTTCTGATATTCCATTTACTACAATATCTACAAACTTAGAAATAATTGGAACAGGTTTCCAGTCCAAGTTTAAATAAGACAAGTCTCCATTGATAGATAACTCATCTTTATATTTTTGAATAGGTTGCTCACCTCTTGCGTACAATCTTAACTTATGAAAATCGTTAATATTGTTTTTAAATCTACCATCATACGATCCTGATTCACTGTTGAACCATTCTCGCTCTATACCTTTAGCTACTTTTAAACCATAATCGTAACTTATTTTTTCTAAGTCGCTAACTACTTGACTTGGAAAATAACCTTTAATGCCAGACTCTGCCATGCTTACTGTTTAATTATTTGTGAAGTAGCACCGGTATTTTTATACTTAGCGATACTTATATTCAATTTTGGTTTTTCAACTTTGTTGTTTGGTACGTATAAGTGTCTATTGCAAGCCATAACAGCTAATCCAGAACTTATAGAGGCATCAAACTTTGTTCTCTTGTTTATATCAAACTTACTCCAATCATTTAATAAATCATTAAAGTAAAGCGTTCCATACGTACCATCTTGCAATAATCCAACATGGTCGTTAATATACATTTCAATAGCAGCTGCGTGAGCTTGCTTAATATCTTCACTCGAGTTTGGTATACCTCCAACTTCCTTCTCAGCTGTAGATAGTTTGTTCCAAACTTTATCTGGTCTATTCATTGAAAACCCTCTATATCCTCTTCGTCTTAGATAGTATAACAATCTTGGTTTATTATTCTCTGCTAGTATTGGCATACCGTAAAACACTAATGCCATCAATACATCTTCAAAAAATATTTCTGCGGTTTGTGGTCTTGCTAGGTATTCTAAAAAGAACGTGTTAGCAGGAGAATCCTCCATACTAAACTTGGTTAATCCGTGTAACGCTCCTTTAGAGCCTTTACCATCCACAGTACCACTAATATCGTAACTATCACAACCGAACGCACCAACGTGCTCATTTCCTGGGTACTTGATTCCATTCTTTAATATAACTCTATTCTGCAGGTTAGCGGGTGGTGCCCAACTAATTTTAAACCTTCCATTTGGATCTGGTGTGAAGATAACCTGTGTATCCTTTACTCCATTAGCCCATTGGAAGTTTCCTACATTTAACACTGAAGAGTTTCTATTCCCTTCGTTGTAATCTATTTGCTCATATATCTTAACAAGATTAAACAAGCTATTCTTCGTCTCATCTCTAAACGCATGCTCCGTTGTTCTTGGGAACTGACGGTAGAATTCGTTTAATCCATCTTGATCACCCCTTAATCCATCTGCTTCATTTTCCCAATGATCAACAACTCCAACATCTATCAATTCACCATCTGGTGCGAGTCTGTCATTATCTGGATTAGTAAATACTGGAACTCCGTACTCATCAATAAATCCTTCGTAGTTCCATTCCATTGGGATAAACAAAGAATATAAACCAGATTTTGTCTGGCCATTTCTATTTCGTTTATTGACATCTGAGTCTTCATATAATTTTTTAAAATTATTACCTCCTTTGTCTAGAGCATTTGATGTTGATCCCATCATACACTTCCCAATAATTCTACTACCTAATCTAAGACAGGTTTTTGTTACCCTCCAGTTATTAAGTATATTGTCTGGTCTCTCCCACTTACCACTCTCATCGTGGACTAATAACGCTAATTTTTCACCGTCATAGCTATTGTCACCTGTATTCTTCCAGTCAATCGTTGTATCTAACCCCATCAACTCTTCTAACTTCTCTTTACTTTGAATTTTACGTCTAGTAAATTTAGAAGCTGGAACCCTATAAGCTAACTCACTTTTAGGTCTATCCATACCGTCTTGAATCGGTTTGAAGAAAAAAGGATAGTTTATAGATATAGGTACAACCTTATCTGTAAACATCTTCTTAGCATCAGAACCACTCTTTGATAGTATTCCATATCTACTATCACTTGATATTGTAGCGAGATTAACTGTTTCTGCAGAACTCATAAAAGAAAATCCAGAACGTCTGTTTTTAAGGTAGCACATTCCGTAACATCTTTTATCAGCTTTACACGCCTCCCAAAATATAAAGAACAATCTGTTGGCCTCTCTAAAATCTGGAGCACCAACATCTATCTTACTCCATTGTAGATACATATAGTGTGTTCCAACTATGTAGGTATCTATTCCATTATTTTTAAACCAGAAACCTTCATCTCTTCGCTTAAACTCTTCATCAATATAATCGTGCCACTGATCTTTTCTTTCTTCTGGATAATCTCTCCAATCAAATATACTTTTAAGTTTAGATAACTCTTTTGGATATTCTATCTTCTGCCACTTGTTTAACTCTGTTTCGTACACTTGCACTGGCACTTTTGGCAAAGCAACTCGCAAGTTTTGGATTTCGTATATTTCGCCAATTTGTCCAGTTTTTGATATAACGATAATATCATGTTCTTTATTGTATCCATACTCCCATTTTTTACCTTTATTCATACGACTAATTGTCGTACGTTTTATAGGTTCTATTATTTTATATAAACTTTGCTCGTAACTCATTTCGATCTGCCTTCCGCGAAGCCTTTAAATACTCTGTCTTCTTTCTTTTCAGATGTCTTTCCTTCCAAAAGACTTTCTTCTTCTTGTATACGGTTGAGGATTTCAAATGCATCAAATATAGCTAGTTTTTTAGTAGCTGCAGCATTCTTCAGTCTATCTGCCGTTATGTCGTCACCACTATCAACTATAGCTTCTTTTGCAACTTTAATAAGCTCTTCAACTGCT